CTAGTTACTACACAAAAAAGGAGTTTTTTATGGGTAAGAAAAGAAGACTAAAAGCCGCTAAGGCTAAATTTCGTTCAAAACATTCAAGTCACCCAAGAATGAGGCTTTTGACGAAGGAGACTGAAACTGAGGTGGTTGAAGAGGAAACAAAAGTTGTTGAAGCAACACCCACACCCGTCGTAATCACCCCAGAGGTCAAAACAACACCAAAAATCGTGGAACCCCCGACGACTACTAAGGTAACAACGCCTAAGCTTACTAAAACTAAGAAAACGGCGCCAACACCTCGCAAAAAGACAACAACAACGAAAAAAAGAACCACAAAAAAGAAAACAACTAGTGCAACTG